CAGCTTCTTCCTAGACTGCTCAGTGATGTAGGATCTCATGCTGGCAATCTTGACTATCTGAATCAAGTAGCTATAGGTCCTTCGGCCAGCTTTGGCGGTGCTATAGGAACCCTGCAATCTGCTATGGCATCATTCAATATTGGTAGTATACTGAATGTAGGAATCACTGGTTCGGTCTCTGTTGCGGCCGGCGGGTTTGCTCCGCCTCCAATCACTGCGGCTCAAGCAGCCACGCTGAGTGGTATACCAGAAGGCCTACAGCTACTCAGTGCTAACCTGTCTTGGTCACAATCAGCTTCGGTCAGACAGTCCCAGACTGTCTCGGCCTCAATCCAGCGCTTGAGTTTGCGCAAGCTAACGAACCAAGGCAATACAACTGAGTTTCTAACCAGCCTGAAGTCACTAAGCTCCTCGCTGGGTATCATTCAGTCGATCGTGAAATCCGGGGCCAATACGCCCACAGCGGTAGGTAACACTACTAGCCTAAACACTAATGCGGTGACTCCCAATGTCGGACTCCAGTCATTCGGAACTCTTGTCAGCAGCTTATCATCGCAAAGCGGGTCGTCGTATGCTGTGGACGGGAACACCCTTGTTGTTACACCCCCTGCTATACCTACAGCTCCGACGAATGTTCAAGCTGTACTTCAATCGGGTGGTGTCAAGCAAATAACCACTCAGCAACTACGTGTTCCGATTAATCTCTCTGTATAAGGTGCGCTATGCCTAAGGCTAAGAAGATAACCAAACCTGTTGAGGAGCCTCTCATCACTTTGCAAGAGCAGAAGGCTCTCAATCTACAACTGCGTATCGACAATCTCGAGCGCAAGAAGAGAGGCCAGGTTTACGGCAAGTCCTTCGCTGTTGTAGACATGAAGAAGAGCAAGAAGAACCTCGATCCTATCATTCTTGGTCTTGGCGATCGTAGTCAGCACAGTATTCATCAGCTGACTGTAGGTGAGCGCATCCGCGGTGCGTATGACCTCTTCCGTAACTGCACTCCACTTGAGCCTAAGTCAAAGGATGCTTTCACATGGAAAGATAGGGATGAAGAGAGAGCCTCGTTTGATCGTGTGATAAAGCTGCTTGACGCTGCACCGAGTTCCGAAGATCTACCACAGCTTGAGAAGAAGATCCGCAAGAAGATCGAACAAGAGAAGGATTATCTCAATAGCTACTACGGCCACTATGGTACGATTCTGCCTGAGTACGATCAGTATGAACCATTCACAATGATCGATACCGAAGCGTATCTAATGCAGGCCACAAAGCGCAAGCACTCCTTGATGTTCCGCCAGGGCTTCAAGATTGAGGGCATGAACTCACGCTTTACTAAGTACGTCAATAGCCGTATGAATCAGATTGGCTACATGATGGGCATGACTACAGAGAACTTCATCAAGGACATTCTCTACAACTTGCTCATTATCTCGAACTGTTTCTTGCTGAAGATCCGTGATGAAGAAGCTTCCGGCGGCGAACCAAATGAGAAGAATGATGATAAGACTCCTGTAGCTGCCTACATGATTCTACCTCCTCACTCTATCTTCCCGTTCGTTAACCAGAAGGGTGAGATCATCAAGTGGCGCCGTTACTACGGCTCCGCGCGCAAGTATAAGGACTACAGATTGGAAGACGTTGTCCATTTCAGATGGGACGTCAAGCCAGGACATGTCTATGGAACCCCGCGTACCGTATCCGTGCGAGACGATATTTTTGCTCTCCGCCGTCTTGAAGAAAATGTGGAAATGCTCCTCATTAACCACCTTTTCCCATTGTTTCATGTTAAGGTCGGTTCAGAGGATGCACCCGCTACCATGTTGGTTGACGGGATCACAGAAGTCGACCTTATCAAGGCAGAGCTTGAGAATATGCCTAAAGAAGGTGTATTCATCACTGACGAACGTGTCGCCGTAGACGTCGTTGGTATCAAAGGTGAAGCTCCGGATCCTTCCGAGATCATGAAGCATTACAAGGCCCGTATCTTTACTGGCCTGGGTGTATCGCCTATTGATATGGGTGAGACTGATACCGGCAACCGCGCTACAGCCGAGAACGTCTCTCAGAACTTGAAGGATTCCGTGAAGTCCGATCTTAACTGGTTCTGCGGCCAGTTCAAGATGTTCATATTCAAGGAGCTGTTCGAAGAGAATCCAACTAACCTCTCTGTTCAGAATGCTCTTGCAGACGTAGACCTTGTCTTCCCAGACGTTGACGTTGATGGTCACATCAAGTGGCAGAATCACGTTATCGAGCTGTTCAACAACCATTTGCTCAGTGAAGACGAAGCTCGTCGTGAACTGCAGCGTGTTCCTTATACCAAGAAGGATGCACAGTTGACTCACTATAACTTGCATGTCCTGGATTTGCAGCAGAAGGGTATCGCGCTGAAGAACCAGGGTATGATTGAAGCCATGTATGTCCGTGGTGCAGAGGCAGCTGGGGAGAGAGGTAAGAAAGGCCCCAGCAAGGCCAGTGCAGGAGCTAAGTCCGTTGCCAACAAGAATCGCCCGGCAAATCAGTATGGACGCAATCTAGACCCGCATTCTGCAAGGTCATCCATGGATCCAAGCCTCCTGTATGACAAGCTTGTGGCTGAAATAGACCGTCTGAAGGCAGAGGGTACTTTCTCGGCTGCCAGCTGGGGTAAGGCTTCAGCCGCCGTAATCGATAAGTACGTCGAGACTTGCCTACGTGACGAGGCTGGGATTTACTATACTAATCAGGATCGAATGACGCTAGATACCTTCCGCCAGTTGGCGAAAGACCGAGTCGCACAGACTACGGATCCCGACATAATGTCGGTTCTACTCACCGATCTTGTTTCAAACTACTTCGAGGAAACACATGCCGAAGAATCAACCGAAAGTAGCCCCGACCAGGGACCAGAAGCAGAACATGATGAACGGTCCTCTGCCTCAGGTAATGAATAACCTGCAGCAGGCGGGTAAGGTGAAGCCCGGCCAAGTGTTTGAGAAGTTCCTAACTACCCAGATCGGGGACATTTCCAAGGCAACGCCCTTCCGCGGCCGCAGATAAGGAGGCTCCCATGGGTCTCCTGTACATGCGAGACTTCGTTAACCTAAAGGTTAAAGAAGTCGACCGCAGCAAAAAGAATCTAGCTGAATGCCGAGATGACTCGGAGCCAACAGGTAAGTCCCTCCTGGTAAAGGTTGAGGCTACCCACTCTGGTATAGTCAATGGCAACCAGCGCTTCTACCGTCCGGACCGCATGCAAGACTCGGTCTACCGTTGGACGGAGCCAGATAAGCCCCTAAAGCCAGTTCTGGTAGAGCATGACAAGGAATCGACCGCGATCGGCCGTATCCATCAGGCTCGTTATATTGATACCTCGCACAAGTATCGTACTGAAGTGCCAGAGATCAATAGTATGTTGTTTTTCGCGGACGCTACATCAAAGCGTCTTGACCTGTATCGGTCAATCAATGTGGTTCTGGACAAGCTCCAGCCCCGTGAGGACTATAGAGGTCTAGGATACATCGAGTTGGGATTGAAAGTAACCAACCCAGATGGCATCCGAAAGGTGCTCACAGGTGAGTACCTTACAGTCTCGGTTGGTTTTCAAACTGACCAGGCCATTTGCTCCGCGTGCCATACAGATTGGGCTACTGACGATCGCTGTGAACACAAGCTTGGGGAAATGGTTGACGGCAAGAAGATGTTTCTTATCGCCGGCAACTTCTTCTACAAGGAAATGAGCTTCGTCAACTTCCCAGCCGACCCATTTGCTCAGGTTATCTCGAAGGAAATCCTCCAGGACAGCTTGAACAGCAAGATGTTTTTCATGGGTATGCGTCCAGAGCGCCAAGCTAAGTTGTTGGCCTCCTATGCAATGGCAGATAGCATTGACTTGGGAAAGATGTTCGAATCGGATATTCAGGTTGCGGACCCCGACATCAAGGACAGTGAGATGCTTGTAGAACTGCAGAGCTATCTAGACGAAATGAATAAGGCGCCTCTTACCAAGGAGCGCGCAACTGAAATCTCCGACAAGATTAAGGCCCTTGAACCAAAGGAAGAGCCTGAGAAGGAGATGGTGCGCAGGGTTTCTACAACTCTGAAGTCGCACATACAAAAGCACGGTCTGGAGACCGTGGCTGACAAGAAGATTACGAAGGAACAGGTAGAAGCCAAGATTGAGGCTTTGATCCCGACCCTTCAGGATATGTCGGTTGAAGCGAGAACTCACTATATAGCTCGCATCACCGAAGAGGCTAAGCAGTTTGAACTGGAAGTTCCAGCTATCGATGTCGAAAGCCTCACACCT